TTGATGTTGTTGAGGACATTTAAATGGCTAGAGGATTATCAAGTGCCGTTAAAACTGAATTGGCGACAGGCAATATTAAGTATGTTCATTTAGTTCATCTTAATTTTGCCACACCTTTATACATAACCGATTGTGGCTTTGATTTAACTTCAAGCATTAGTGGAAGTTCAAGAACATATACAGCAAGTGGACATCTATTAGGCATTAGCAATGTTCAAGAGGGTGTTGCGCCTATTAAGAATACTTTAGCAATAATTTTATCTGGTGTTGACCAAAGTTATATTGCAATCGCATTAGCAGAAAATATCATTAACGATAGTGTGCAAATATACAAGGCATTCTTGGATAGTTCCAATGCCATAATAGCCGATCCATTTTTAATTTATGACGGAACAATAGACGAATATATAATTGGCGATGATACACAATCTGCACAAATAACATTAAATGTCACTTCTCATTGGGGACAATTTCAAAAAGTCAATGGAAGGAGAACTAGCGATGTTTCACAACAAAGACATTTTGCAAGTGACAAGGGTTTTGAATTTTCAGCATTAACAATAAAAGACATTCGCTGGGGTAGGGCGTAATGGGTTGGTTTTCTAGTATTACCAACGCAGTATCAAGTGTATTTACAAGTGTTGGAAGTGTCCTTGCACCAGTAATAAGTTTTATTCCTGTTATTGGCCCAATTATTTCTACGATAAGTTTAATAGCAACAGCGATTTCTTGGTTGAACAAACCAGATGAGCCAGATTTTAATGTTGATACGACACCAGAAAACAGAGCCAAAGGAGTATTAGTCAACAAGACTTCTGCTAATGCTCAAATTCCTGTTATTTATGGAACAAGAAAAGTGGGTGGAACAATCGCATTTATGGAAACCTCTGGTGCTGACAATGAGTTTCTTTATATGATAATGGCTTTGGCAGAGGGTGAGATAGATGATATTACTACAATTTATATCAATGATAATGCTGTTACTTGGAGTGGTGATTTATCTGATGGCACAAGCAGAACAGTTGATTCAAGCGATTCAAATTATTACAAAGATAGTACAAGTTTAATTACAGTCATTCCTCATTATGGTTTGGATTCACAAACTTATGATACCACAGTTGGTGGTTTATCAAGTTGGACTTCAAATCATAGGTTAAGGGGTATTGCTTATATCGCTTTAAAATTTACTTGGAATCAAGACGCTTTCGGCAGTATTCCAACTGTTCACGCATTGGTAAAGGGAAGAAAAGTTTATAATCCAAATCTAGATGGAACACTAGCAGGGGGAAGTGGTTCTCATAGAGCAGATACAACTACAACTTGGGAATATTCCGACAACCCCATTTACTGCCTGTTGGATTATTTAAGGAATACTCGTTATGGAATGGGAATAGAGAATGCCGCTTTTGATTCTAATTTCGCTGACTGGCAGACTGCTGGAGATGTTTGTGATACTGATGTAACGAATTATTCTGGTGGAGATACGATCGACATTATGGATTGCCACGCAGTTATAGATACAAGTCAAAAATGCATTGATAATGTTAAAACCTTGTTGAGTGGTTGCAGAGGTTATCTTAATTATTCTGGTGGCGAATATAAAGTCCTCGTAGAATCGACAGGCAGTTCCTCAATCACATTGACAGAGGATAACATAATCGGTGGAATAAATGTTTCTAGTAAATCAAAGAATGAAAGATTTAACAGGGTCATTTGCACATTCGTCAATCCAGATAAAAATTATCAAGTTGATGAAGCGCAATATCCACCAGTTGATGACAGCGGAGAGGCGGGTGCTGATCAACACGCTAATATGAAAACTGCTGATGGTGGAATACTGTTAGAGGGAAGATATGATTTGTCAACAATTGCAAACCCATATCAAGCACAAGAAATGGCAGAGGTTATTCTACGAAGATCACGATCAAGTTTGGATGTTACGATAATCGCTGACGCAAACGCTGTTGAATTGATGGTTGGCGACATTGTGGCAATCACTCACGCAACTCCAAGCTTTAGCGCAAAGGATTTCAGGGTTATGTCATCAACTTTAAACGCTGATTGCACAGTTGCATTGCAATTAACCGAACATCAGGATTCCTATTACACTTGGGCGACCCAGACAGAAGTTGCAGAAATACCAGACACGACATTACCCAATCCCTTTTCTGTTACAGCACCAGCGAGTTTAACATTAACCGATTCTTTGGTGGAATATTCTGATGGCGTTGTCATTACGAGATTACAAATTGAAGTGGGGGCAAGTGCTGATAAGTTTGCTCAATATTATCAAGTGGAAGCCAAATTAAGCACAGAATCAGATTATGTTATTGTTGGAAAAGGAACACAGCTGAATTATGAACTGCTGAATGTTATTGATACCAAAACCTATAATGTGAGGGTCAAGGCGATTAATTCATTGGGTGTCAGTTCAACTTATACAAGTGAAAACAGAACAATTGTGGGTGGCAGTGATCCACCAAGTAATGTAGCAGATTTTGCCATTGAAATGCACGGAAGCAACCAAATGAGACTGACTTGGACACCACCAACCGCCTCAACGGATTTGGACATTGCTTATTATGAAATTCGTTATCAAAATGTAACGAGTGGCGCTTTATGGAACAACAGCACGAACTTAATCAGGATAACAAGAAGAAAATCGGATAACGCCATAGTGAATAGTCGAACAGGTGCGTTTTTAATTAAAGCGATAGATAAGACAGGAAATGAATCAAACGCTGAAACAATAATATACACGAACATTGCGAATGTGTTTAACTATACGGACATTTCCACAACAACAGAATCAATTTCACTTCTTACAAGTGCCGCACAAATGGATTCTACTTACCCCTTATGCGTTAAGGAAGATTCAAGCGGTGATACTGTTCTTGCTCTTGATACGATTACTGACTTCGATGATACTGTTGGGAATTTTGATTCACCTGATGGAAACTTTGAATTGGGGGGAACGGACACGACAAGCAATCCAACTTATGCAACTGCGAACAGGGATGGTCTTGGCTATTATGATTTTGCCAATACAATTTCTCTGGGTGCTGTATTTGACGGCACAGTTCAACCGACTTTGACTTTGGATAATGAAGATCCATACGATATGTTTGATTCTGGTCGTGGTATGGCTTATTTTGATGATGCTCACGCACCCTTTGACGGAAGTGAACCATCACACGCATTTCACAAGATACAAATAGCAGTAAGCAATACAAGTCTGGGTGACGCAACAACTTATCACGACATCAGTTCATCAGCGACATACCAATTCAGATATGCGAAATTCAGGTTACGACTGACCAATGATGATTACAAGACAAGCAGTAAGGTGACAGGATTATCGGTTAAATTAAGTATGGAAGATAGGATTGAATCTGGTGCTGACATAGCAAGTGGCGTATCCGTTAAAAGTGTAACCTTTGCAAACTCCTTTTATGCGACACCTTCACTTGGAATAGCTGCACAAAATATGTCGTCTGGAGACACATACACCATAAGTTCAAAAAGTGCCACAGGGTTTTCCATTGCTTTTGTTAATTCAGGTGCGAGTGGTGTTGACAGGACTTTTGATTATGTCGCAAAAGGATATGGACTAACGCCATAAAAGATTGTAAAAAATAAACGAATAGGATAAAAAGAAAAATATGTCACAAATCATAAAAGGAGAGGAGTTCTATGTCGCAAGTTTCAGATGTTAGTATAGCGAATCAAGGGTAAAACGATTGCTCTTGTAAAATTGGGTTAATTCGGTGAAACTCCCAAGTGGACAATACCGAGCCAAGCTATAAAGGTTTTAAGTTTTATAGAAGGTGTAACGACTAGAGAGTGAGTGCCAACGATAACCTCTCCACGAAATCCCAACACTTTAAAAGTGAAGATATAGTCTAAACTTTATGGCGACATAAAGAGGTAATAATTAAAAAAATTACAAAGAATAATTTTTGTTTCGGCTTTTCGCACAGAATTGAATAACATACTTGGTGCATTGAATACGACAAGCATAGGTGCTTCTGCACCAGCTAGTCTGGCCGCTGGTTCATTATGGGTTGACACCTCTGGGGGTGTTACGGCTTATGTCTTGAAATTTTATGATGGTTCTGATTCAATAACAATGGGAACGATCAATACAACGGCTAATACTGTTGATTGGACTGATTCTTCGGTTTCTGCAGATTGGATACCATCAACTTGTGGAACAGGCAAAGCAATGGTAATGGTA